ATATTCCAAAAGTTTTGGCAGGTTTATCTAAAAAATATTCTCAAAAAACTAATTTTTCATCGCCTGTTGAATTTCAAACGTCTGATATGTATTATTCTATAGCAGATAAAATTAATATTCTTGGTAAAATAAAGAAAACTTCTACATAATATGGCCGATTTAATCTCTACGCAATCATTAATAGATTTAGATCCTGATTCTTTTGTGGATCTTTTTGAGATTTATATTAGCGAATCGACAGGAGTTCTAAGATTTCATGCTGGTAAAAATTTCAATTCTTTTTTAATTTATAAAGGAAATCCTTACACTCCTGCTCCAATTGAATATGGAGGTTTTGAATTTTCTTCAGATGGAAAACAAAGTCGTCCATCAATTAGAATGGCAAATATTAATGGGGTCGTAACTAATATAATTAAAAATAAAAATGATTTAGTAAATTCAAGAATAAAACGTTTAAAAATATTTGTTAAAAACTTAGATGACGCAAACTTTTCAGATGGTAAAAATCCATTTTTTGGATACAGATCTAAGCGAAATGCTACGAATGGATATGGTCAAACATTTTTTGAAGAAAATTATATTATAAATCGCAAGGTTGCGGAAAATAAATATATTATTGAATTTGAATTATCTAGTCCTTTAGATTTTGAAAACCAATTTTTGCCTAATAGAAAAATCTCTGATAATTTATGCTCTTGGTCATATAGAGGTTGTGGGTGTAATTATGGTAAGTTACCTTGGACGAATGAAACTGGAGGAAAACAATCAATCACATACACAAACAGTAGTAATGAAACTGTTGTTAGGACGGCGGATCAGATTTTTGGAACTAACATTCCAAATATTGGAATTCCATTTGCAGACGAAAATGATAAAGAGTTTTATTCTACTAAAGGATACAACTTGGGAATGGCTAACGCAGCTTATAAGGGGTTTTGGGATAAAGTTACACCCTATGCTGCTGGTCAATTCGTGACGTTTTGCGATTCTGTTAATTATGATTTTTTTGGAAGCAAGTTTCAATTTTCAGAAGATAATATTTCTGTTTCTGTTTATGTTTGCGTAAAAGCAAGTACAGGAAATAATCCAAAATTAAATAAAGAATTTTGGATAAAAGACGCTTGCTCAAAAAATATTAAAGGCTGTTCTTTGAGGTGGAAAGGGCATAAAGATGGATTACCTTTTGGTGGATTTCCAGGAACAAGACCATTCAATTACCAAACTTAATAACGCAATAAAAGAAATAAAAATTTTCTTATTGTCAAATTATCCTTTCGAATCGGGAGGGTTGGTAGATTGCGATTTTAATGTTTATAAATATAAAGCAGTAAATCCGAGTTGTCATAGATTCATGCCTCCAGATGATTTTTTCACAACTTTAATAAGAAAACCTATGCTTTTTTCTTTTCATAGTCATTTGCATTTATTGACCCCTTCAGAAGAAGATCTTTTTTTTATTAAAAATTTCGATATTCCTGTTATAATATATAGCTTAAATTGGAATGGTTTTTTAAGTGTAAATATTAAAAATGAAACAAGTTATTTTACATGGCCTATTAAAAAAGATAGCTTGCCCTTCGTTTAAAGCAAATGTTGATTCTTTTGACGAGCTTATTTCTTGCATTTCAGCTAACTTTGATAATTTTGCAGCAAAAATTCATAGTTTAAAAACTAAGTTTGACGGCCTTTTGATTGTTGTCGATGGGTTCGTTGTTGATAATGGCACCGTTTTAAATCAAAAAATTAGAAATGCTAGAATTATAGAGTTGGTTCCAGTGCTTTCTTTGGCGGCTTTTGCGTCTTCAACTATTTTATTTACTAGTATTACAGCTACAACGATTGCTGGTAAAATAGGTATTTTTCTTGTAAACGTAATAATAATGTCTGTTATATCATTTGGGATTAGTTTTTTAGTGAATAAATTATTAAGCCCTAAAGATCCAAAACAAGTCAAAACTTCTTCTTATATTTTTTCTTCTAAAGAAAATACTGCGAATAGGAATACTCCTATTCCAGTATCTTATGGTAGATTAAGAATAGGAAGCCATGTTATTAGCACCGTTAGTTTAAATTTTGATCTAAATTTTTCAAATGATCAAACAAAAACAGCTTTAATCCCTTCTATCGCTACTGTTGGCCTTGCTAACGCTTCTATAAAATGAAAAAAATTATATTACATGGTCTTTTGAAAAAAATGTTTTGTGATTTTTTTGTTGTTAAAGCTGACAATCTTAAAGATATTTTTAAATGCATAGCAAGTAATACAACAGATTATTCGTTTAAAATGAATAAACTTTTAAAACAAAACTATGGATTAGGTTTGGTTATTGATGGAGTTTTGCATCATGACATAGAAATTGATTTGGATTCTTACATTAAAACTGCTTCTGTTATTGAAATTTTTATTTGTTCTGGTTTTAATTTTAATCTTTTTTGGGCGGGAGTTGCGGCGCTATCAAATTTTTTAGCGAAATTAACTTGGGTATCGGTGTTAAAATTTGTTTTGTTTGTTGCTATAATGGTTGGAATAAGTTATTTAATAACGTATTTAATGAAACCGGGAGATCCAAAACAAATCAAAACAGCTTCTTTTATATTTAACGGAAGAGACAATGTAGCGGCAAGAAACACTCCGATTCAACTAGGGTACGGGCGTTTAAGAGTTGGGTCTAGTGTTATAAACGCTATTCCATTCAGTCTTGACTCTTCTTATGTCTCTGCTGTTAATAATACTGTAAAAATAGAAGTTGGTGTTGGTAATTATTCTTCAAAAATATGAAACAAAATTCTGATTCGTCAATATCGCAATTTGGTAATCAATTAAGAGCTTTTTTACAACAAAAGAGTTCTTTTGCTCCGTTTGTATCTTATTCTAATATTTTAGAATCTACTACTAAATACTATGTTCAAGACGTTATCGGAGAAGGGCCGTTAGCTGGTTTAGTAGATCCCGATGGAAATGAAGTTATTTTATTTGATGACGGACAAAACAATAGTGAAATATTTAAAGGCGTATATTTAAACGAATATTCAATAAAAAATAATTTAACAAATACATACAACTACAATCGCCTTGAGATGTTTTCGAGAGCTGGAACAGAGTTTCAGTCTTCTATTTCTGTTGGTGAAAGTTCTTTTTGGAGTAATTTTTCTTTTTCTAATGCTGGCGTTTCTTACGCATTAGATAAAACTCTTTATGGTCTTGGCGCAGACGCTAGCCCAACGGCGTTTGCTTCAACAAGTTCTCATGAGTCGGCGATGCAAATAATAGCGGGAACCTCAAACTCGGTAACGAATTTTAATATTAATGTTTTTAATGATTTTAACTTTCAGACTTGTTTTGGAGCATATCATGAAATTAAAGATGCTAATACTGATTTTTTAATTTTGAGTTTAAAAGTTATGAATTTATACTCTGTTGATGACAAAGGAAACACTTTAGGAAATTCTGCTGTCTTTGGAATTAAAATTGGATACAAATTAAGAGATGATTATGCTTGCTATATCGCTCACAAAGTTTCCGGTATAGCGACAACTGCTTATGCATTTGATCTATTTTTTGATGTTTCGGATTTTGATTTCAGTTTACAGCCTTATATAAAAATTTTTAATTTAAACGCTAGAAGCGATCCTACAAATAACAAGCTTGCAAGATCTATAGGAACTTCTTCAATTACAGAAATGACATCTTTAAAATTTAGATATCCTAATACTTGTTATTTTTTAAGTGTTTTTGATGCCAGAGGATTTACCCAACCTCCAAATAGGCAATTTGATTTTAAATTATTAAAAATTAAAGTTCCAGAAAATTATGACGCTGAATCTAAAACTTACGACGGATTTTGGAATGGAGAATTTGATTCTGTATTAAGATGGACCGATAATCCAGCGTGGATATTATACGATTTAATTACTAATTATAGATATGGATTAGGAAAATTCTCTTTTCAAGAAAGTTTAGCTGATAAATGGAGTATGTATAAGATTGCAAAATATTGTGATGAATTAGTTTCCACTGAAAATGTTTCTAAATATAAACCTGTATTAATCAAAAATATTTATAGAAATTATATAAACGTTAAATCTGATGAAAATAATACCCCTGTGGATTTTAATCTTTACTTTCCTGTTGGTTCTAAAATAGATCTTATTAATTTAAATTTTATTACAAAATTTCAATTTGGAAATAATAGCGTTAATTTAATTGAAACCGATATTAAAAGTTTTAAAAAAATCGTGGTTTCTGTTACAAAGATTTCCGAATCAGAAGCAAATATTCAATTGGTAAATGAATTTGGTATTCATAAAATTTGCAGCATGTTTCCTTCTGTAAAAGATTACTTAAAAAGCAAAACAAAACAAGAAAATAGATATAGCCAATCTTTAAACGCTTTAATAACCGCTGTTTCTTCTCCAGCTAATGTGACTTCTTCTGCTACAGTTGGAAGCGATGTTGATCAACAGCTAACTGGATTTATATCTTTTATTAAAACACAATCTTGTTTTTCGGACGAAGAGATTAGAACTCATGTAAATAACACAGGAAAAGCTTCGTCACAATTTAAAGGGTTTTTGCCATTGTTGGAACCAAGATTTAGAGCTAACATATCTTTAAGTAGCGAAACAGATGTTATTAATCTATTAAATAACG